TTATCCTTCCCAGAATGCACCATCATTGCTTCGCGTTGCAGTGATGATTGTTGAACCAAACACTCGGCCAGTAGGATTTATTTGAGTCGCCTCAACTCTGACGCTAATCGAATTATTATTGGTATTAGCGCCAATAGTTACTGCGTGGCTTGCCATAGCAGTAATACCAGCTCCCTGCGCATTGCTTGCTACAGAGTTAGACTGATAAGTATACTTCTTCGCATTACCGTTTATTGTAATAGTGACAATTATCGCGCCAGCCATACCGCCATTTGGTTTTCCATAACAGTTGAACTGACAGATAAGTGTCATAGGATAGCCAGAACCACGGTAATAATACGTTTTGGTTTGATCCCATGAATTATTAGACCAGCCAGAATTAAATGCCCGCTGTACAGCCACGTCACCAATAATCTCCTGCGCCTCCAGCTTACCCTTGAAAGTTCCACTGGTTGCTTCAATATGACCCGTGAACTTTCCGCTATTAGCATGTACTTCCCCGCGCACGACAACATTATTAAATTCGCTGGCTCCCGATTTAGTGATTCGCCAACCCTCACTGCCTCCTACGTAATTGTTTGACTGAATATCACCAATCTTGGCGTTCTGGATCGAACCGTTTTTAATCCGGGCAGTGTCAATATACAGCTCGTTACCTTCAGCAATCATCACCGGCACAGCAGTCTTGCTGTTGCGGTTAAACAGCGAGAAACGGTCGGCATAGAGGATCATGTCGCTTGTGGAACCATCGCTGCCCAGCACAATACCGGCGCCTACCTTCTTCCCGTTATTGGTTTCAACTTTGATGGAGTACATCGAGTTGACCTTGCCGTTTGTATCCGCCAGCGTCTGACCCTGGGCCTGTACGGTCGAGGATAACGTACCGACGGTGCTGTTCAGGCTGGTCAGGCTGTTTGACGTGGCCGTGATTTTATTTTCAGCATTTGTTACCCGCGTCGTCAGCGAACTGACCGCGCTGGCATCCGCTTTATTTCCGAGGCTGTTCTGCAGGCTGGTGAGCTGCTGCCCCTGCGAGGTAATTTTCCCCTCTGCGCTGGTCACGCGCGTTGTCAGTGAACTGATGGCTGCAGCGTTGACGGTATTGGCCACCTCATCGCTGACATCGATGCAGAATGCATCGTCCAGATACAGATAACCCGCAGTCAGGCTGGAGCGCAGGGAGATGGTCAGCTCGGCGTCTGCCGTCGGCTTATAGTCGCCGCTGATATAAGTCCATGCAGTACCGACGCTGGCCGGGATCGTAATGTCTTTCAGTGGTCCTGAGCTATTGCGGATGCTGATTTTGGTATTGCTGGCATTGCTGACGGCCATGTCGCCAGACCTGCGCACCCAGGCACCCACGCGGTACGTCTGGCCGCCGGTCAGCTTCACCACCTGGTCACAGGCCGTAGAACCGCTGGATGTCTTCGTGGCCTGAATGATGTATTTACCGGACTTCGTGTTCTGCGCTGCCAGCGTGCTCCAGCCGGAGTTACTCCAGCCGTCAAAACCGCGTTCGAACGAGTTGTTCGCCAGCATGTTGCCGGGCATGGATTTTGCCGCGTTCGCATCCTGCTGAGTGGCCGCAATGCTGTTATTCAGTGATGTGACGCTGCTGCCCTGGCTCTCCAGCTTATTTTCAGCCTGCGTGACCCGGTTAGTCAGGGAGGTGACCGTCGAAGAATCAGCCTTCTTCCCGATGTTCTGATTCGCGGTCGTCAGCCCGTTCTGCAGGCTTGTGATGCTGCTGCTCTGGCTCTCCAGCTTCCCTTCTGCGCTCGTTACCCGGTTGGTCAGCGCGGTCAACGCTGTCGCATCCGCCTTTTTGTTGACATTGGCATTCGTCGTCGACAGGTCGCTGGTCAGCTTCGTTATCGCGCTGTTCGCCGCCGTAATGTCTTTGCCCTGCTGCGTCACCGTGTTCTGCAGGGTCTGAACAGCGCTCGCGTCCGCCTTCTGGCTGACGGTGCTGTTTGTCGTCTTCAGCCCGTTTTCCAGCGCCGTCGTCCGGCTCCCGATGCTGGACAACGTATCGCCCTGCTGAGTGACTTTCGTGGTCAGGGTATCAACCGCAGAGGCCGCCGCGTCTGCTGTGCCCTGCGCATTGTAAGCATCGGTGACATCTGTAATAACCAGGTCGTCGATATACAGGTTATAGCCTGGCGTATTGCTGCCGTTCGCCCCGCGCGTGGAGATCCAGACCACAGCGCGCGTCGCGCCTTTCGCTGTGGCTTTTGCATAGCCGGAAAATTTAACCCATTTGTCACGACCGGCCAGCGCGGACTCGCTGACATTCGCCGCCCCCAGCCATGAGTTCGCGCCCGCATCATTTTGTACGTTGAGACCGACGACAGTGACCCAGTCGCTGGACGGGTTTTCTCCGGCAGGCATCATCGCCCAGAATTCAACCCTGAATACTGCCGTATCGCGAATGGCAAGGCGCGAGCCGATTAAATCATCGCTGTTGCCTGTCGTGTTCTGTGCGCGCGAAACGCGCATACATTTGCCGCCCGAGTAACTGACCCCGGTGACCACTCGCGCTGACCCACCCAGGTTGTGGTTAACGTCGTAGGATTCAAACGTTCCGTCCAGCCACGGGTTTGAGCCTTTACGGGCATTAATATTCAGCGAGCTGTTCAGGCTGGTAATGCTGTCAGCCTGGCTGCTGATATCCTTTTCCGTCTGCGTTACCCGATTAGATAACGCGTTTAAGGCAGTGGCGTCAGCTTTCTTCGTCACGTTCGCGTTGGTGCCCGACAGGTCACTCTGCAGCTTTGTGATCGCCGCCCCCTGGGAAGTTATGCTCCCCTCGGCACTGGTCACGCGTGTGGTCAGGTCACTGATTGCGGACGCGTTCGCTGAACCCGCAGTTTCATCAGTCACGTCATAAACGGCAATGCTGTCGACGACCACAACGGTTGCGGACGGATAGACATAAAAAGCAATCCTTGCGTCTGTGGTGGTGGCCGGCAACGCGGGTATATCTACCGTCAGCGTTTCAAAACCATCTTTTCTGGTTACAACAGCCTGCGTCTGGGTGTAAGTGCCTGCGGTTTTCGAATTAAAGATGCGACATAAAATCCCGCCCGAGCCTGAAATTAGCCTGGCGCGGACCTTAAAACGGAACCGCCGGGATGAACTGACCGGGAACCATTTTGCGTTATTTGACATTAACCCCGGATTACTTGCGTCGCCAGTATGCGTGATGGTCACCCCGGCAGAACCATCCCCGCTTGAGGCACCCCACACAATGCGCCCGGCATTCTGCAGATTCCACGCATTTAACTGGTTTCTGAAATCGTAGTTTTCAACCAGATTTTCACCGGTGTCGCGGGCACTATCGAGCGAAGCTTCAAGCTGAGTGATGCTGTTGCTCTGGCTGGTCAGTTTCCCTTCGGCTTCGGTAATCCGGTTACTTAACGAGGTGACGGCTGACGCGTCGGCCTTCTTCGCGATGTTCTGGTTCGCGGTCGTCAGCCCGTTCTGCAGGCTGGTGATACTGCTGCTCTGGCTGCTCAGGGTTTTGCCCTGTTCTGTCACAGTGTTCTGCAGCGACTGCAGCGCACTCGCGTCCGCCTTTTTGTTAACTGTGGCATTCGTCGTGGCCAGATCGTTCGTGAGTTTCGTGATGCTGCTGCTCTGACTCTCCAGCTTCCCTTCCGCGCTCGTTACCCGGTTGGTCAGATTACTGATGGCAGTGGCGCTGGCCGCAATACTGGTCTCATCAGTCACGTCAATAAGATAGAAATCATCAAAATACTGCTCACCCGTCGCCAGCAGTACCATAATGGAGACGTCAAGGACTGCCGTTTTCGTGGCTTTCCATGTGCCAGAAATTTCCTGCCAGACAGAGCCTGTCGGCAGCGTCGCGGGATTGAACTGCACTTCTTTCAGTGGTCCGCCGGATTCACCGATGCGCAGCTTGTTATTTCCGGCAGCGCCTGACGGCATTGTCGTGCCACCTGAAACACGCGTGAACACACCTATTTTGTAGGTGCGATCCTTTATGAACGAAATCTTCTGAAGCAGCGAGACCACGTTACTGCCCGGCACCACCTTGAGGATTCGGGTGCCGTTGTACGGTGACAATGCCGTTATGACTGACGTCGCTGACTGCCAGCCAGTAAACGCAGCCTGGCCGCGCTCGAATGACCCGTTGGAAATCAGGTTGCCGGGTATCGCCCGGGAGGCATCCGCATCAGCAACAGCTTCATTGAGGCTGTTGCTCAGCTGCGTCAGGCTGCTGCCCTGGCTTGTCAGCGTTTTGCCCTGCTCCGCCACGGTGTTTTGCAGCGTCTGCAGCGCACTCGCATCCGCCTTTTTGTTGACATTGGCATTCGTCGTCGACAGGTCGCTGGTCAGCTTCGTTATCGCGCTGTTCGCCGCCGTAATGTCTTTGCCCTGCTGCGTCACCGTGTTCTGCAGGGTCTGAACGGCACTCGCGTCCGCCTTCTGGCTGACGGTGCTGTTTGTCGTCTTCAGCCCGTTTTCCAGCGCCGTCGTCCGGTTCCCGATGCTGGACAACGTATCGCCCTGCTGAGTGACTTTCGTGGTCAGGGTATCCACTGCTGACGCGGTGGCATCGGCGGTTTTCTGTGCGCGGTTCGCTGCGGTAACGTTGCGCAGATGCCAGTCTGCTGCATACCAGACCGTACCAAAGGGTGAACTCTGGTTAACCTGCAGGAAGGGGCGCAGGAAATTCGTGTCAGACGGCACCGTAAAGCGCCATGTTGCGCGCTTCCAGGCCGCCGTGGTTTTCGTGTTACCGCCAGAAAGTCTCGCTTTAACCCCTTCCGTCGCTGAGGTGCCGCTGGCGATATAGAGATTAAAATCGGCCTGACCGGCGCCGCAGGCTACCAGAGCCGACATCTCGAAGACATCACCCGGTGTGACAGCAATGTTGTTTATTTTTGGGACATGATCGCGGCCTGCCAGACGAACCACGTACGCAAACGGGCAATCCCCGGGCACGCCAGCAGCGCCGGATGATACGACGTCATACCCCATGCGGTCGTAAGAAGGATCAAATGCCGGGTTAGGTATATAGTCATCCCCGGCTGCTTTTGCGGCGCTAATTGAGCTGTTGAGGGAAGTGATATTACTGTTCGCTGCAGTCAGGCCACTTTCCGTCTTCTCCACTCGCCCGGTCAGTGACGTCAGCGCGCTCTGATCCGCCTTTTTACTCACATTCGAGTTCGTGGTGGTCAGGTCATTCTGCAGCTTTGTGATTGCCTGGCTCTGGCTGGCCAGCTTCCCTTCCGCTGAGTCAACGCGACTGGTCAGGTCAGTCACGGCAGAGGCATTTGCCTTCTTCGACACCCCGGTCGACGAAAAAACGTCGACTTTACGGATATACAGACGCGCACTGTTTGACGGTGCCCAGCCCCCGGCGGCAAACCGCAGATAGACATAATTCCCGGTAAAGTCTGCCGGAATGGTCAGCTCCACGGTTTTCGTCTGCCAGCTGGTCGTCACGCCACTCAGCCACGGAGATTCTGAGGATAGCCAGGCGACAGGATTGCCCAAATCAGTTATCACACCAACGGTATCAGACGATACGCTGTTCATCGTTTCCGATGTTTTGTACTCAAATGAGACGGTAAGCGTCAGCCCGGCCTCAGCAGGGATACGCGTGACGTTGGCAACCCGGACAGAGCCGGTTGTCGTTCTCAGCGCTTTTTCACCTGTATCATACGTGAATGCCGAGCCGGTACCGGAGTTCTCCCAGAACGACAGATCCACATCCATGCCGCCATTGCTAATCAGGCTCCCTTCAGCCAGGGTGTTTTTCAGCATCGTCAGCTGGCCAGACTGTGTTGTCAGGTTGCCTTCCGTCACGGATACCCGGTTGGTTAACGCCGTGACCGCGCTCGCATCGGCCTTTTTACTGACGTTTGAATTGGTTGTCGTCAGGTCGTTCTGCAGTTTAGTGATCGCGCTGCCCTGGCTGGTCAGCGTTTTATCCTGCTGGCTGACGCTGGACTGCAGGCCCGTGATGGCGTTGCTGTTTGCGGCCACACCCGACTCTGTTTTACCGACGCGGTTAGACAGCGAGGTCAGCGAATTCCCCTGGCTGGTTAACGTGGTGCCCTGCTGTTCAACCTTTTGCGTGAGGGACTGCAGCGCGGTTGCATCGGCTTTTTTACCCAGACTGGTTTCCAGCCCGCTGATTTTGCTGGCCTGTGCGCTTTGTGCAGTCGACAGGGAACTCAGCTCCTCCGCGACCGAGGATTTATTCTCGTTGAACTGCGTCTGCAGCGATTCCCGGGCTGTCACCTCTGCTTTATCAGCAGTGATACGGGCATTCATCTCCTGATACAGCAGGCCGGAACGCAGATCCGCCAGGCTGTTACTGTCCGTCGTTCCCCTTATCTGTGCCGCCAGCGTGGAGCGCTTCAGCGCTTCCGCTTCATCTGCCTGTGTCCGCGCCATCTCCTCATTACGCAGCGCCGCAGTACTGGCCGCCGGTGCCGGGCGCCCGACCGATATCCAGTGGATCAGGAAATGGTTGTCAGCATTCTGCCCCTGAGCCAGATCCAGGCGAAAGCGGCGGACCGTACCGGATGCATTCCAGTTCACATCGGAGATGGCCACCACGCTGATACCATCGCCGTCAAACTCCTGCTCCGCGATATTCACCGAGCGGGCATCACTCCAGCCGGTTTCCTCTGTACCAATCCAGTAAAGCCGCCCTTTCCATGCCGGATTACCCACGCGTTTAATACGCAGCATGACGGTGCGATAGGAGGAAGCCGGAATAGTTTGCCCGTTGGGTGAGCGGCAGGAGGCGGTGCTGTTCAGTGCTTTCAGCCAGCCGTCGTCCGTGATTTGCATCGGCACCTGACCGGCATCGTCCTCGGTCCACCCCTCATTGTCTTTATCGAAGTACCAGATACTGAACGAATCAAACTGCTGCCCGCTACCGGCGGAAATTTCAGAAATCTGACGGGCCAGTGACTCGTCGCCGTCCTGAATAATCGTTTGCAGATTATCAATGGCGGCCACGCGCTCGTTTGTTTCATTCAGCAGCTGGTCTGCCGCCTGCGCCGCTTTCGCGTTGACGTCCGCAATGCGGTCGGCAGTCTCCTGTTTTACCGCTTTGTCCCAGCCTGTATTCGCCTGGGCGATGGACTGTTTCAGACTGTTTTCAACCGCCTGCAGCTGGGATTTTAACGCAGCATCCCCCTCGGTGAGGGTTTTGTTAACGTCAGCGATCTGCTGGTCAACGGAGGTATTAATATCGCTCACGGCATCGGTGATGCTCTTGTTGACTGCCGTGATATTGTCACTGAGCGTCTGATTTACGCTGTTGATATTCTCCGTTATCGACGTGTTGACGGACTCTATCTGACCGTCAACCTGCTGGCGGATCTCAGACGCAGAATCATCAATACTCTGGTTAATATCGGTGACCTGCTGCGCGACTTCTTCACGAATAGCCTCGGCGGTTTTTATCAGCTCCTTATGAGTCTCCTCAATATCCCGCTGGGCTTCCTGCCAGGCTTCCGTGTCCTTAATCGCATCGGTCAGTTTGTCGTAATAGTCACCGATATCGTCGCTGGCCATCCCCTGCACCCAAGCCGTCCACGGACTTTCATTGCCGATACGGTCAACGATCCGCGCGCGGTACCAGAATATCGCCGCAATCTGCAGGCCCATCTGCTGATACGTTTTACCCGGATACGCCACATCAGACAGCGCCATCGCCCCGTTGCCGTTGGGATTAGGACTGTACTGCAGCTCGGTTTTCTGCGTATCGCCGCTCCCCTCCGGGAACGCCCAGTTCAGCTGCACGCCATGCAGCAGGGAAGTGGTGGTCAGCGCCAGCGGTGCCGACGGCAAACCGATTTTTCCGGTCAGCGTTTTCTCTTCTGAGTATGCCCAGCCGCTGGAGACCTCTGCAGCGTTAATCGCCCGGACACGGACCAGATAACGACCGGCGTAAATGCCGCTGACCTCGAACGAGGTGGTCGAGCTGCGCGGCACGTTAATCCAGTTACCGTCATTACGTCGCCATTGGGCTTCATAAGCAAGGGCATTTTTAACTGGCGTCCAGTTAACCTGGATTGTTTCAACACTCATCCCCTGATTGACTACGGAATAAGACTCAACAATGATATTATCCGGCGCACTTTGGTTCCCGGGAGGAATAACGCTTATCGGCCGGCTATCAATTATCGCGCCAGTATCAATTCTGTCATATTTATCCGGATCATGAGCAGCCGCGAAAATAGTAAATGTACTATCGTTGTTATCTTTAACACTTACGACTCGATATTGCTGGACCCTAAGCGAATCAGATTCTATAGCCCATACACATTCCGTTTCGGGTAATTCTGCATATTCGGCAGTGACGGTGACAACAAACCCATCGATGCTCTCAATAGTTCGACTTTGCGTCACGCCCGATGGCAGGTTTAACAACAGTCGATCACCGGCTTTAGCTTCCGTTTTGCGATCGAGTGTAATAATGCAGCCGTCAACCTTACTGGTGCGGCCACCGTTGATTTTTCCCGCCAGCATTTCATCTGCCACCGCAATAATATAGCCAGGCTGCGGAATATTACCGTCCAGTCCGACGGAAAAAGTCACCACGCGGTCTTTATTGTTGGTCAGAATCCCCCAGCGTCCTTTACGATTAGCCTCCGACTGACGAGTACAGCCAATGGCCGTCAATTCAAGCTGGTTAAATCCGTAGCGGGCTACCAGCGGCTGCTCAAAAACTGGTTCCATCGCATCTGCATACTCGTTTTCTGGGTCAGACCAGGAAACCAGTGCATTGGTATAGCGCGTTTTGCTACTACTGCTGGCATATTGAAAACGTCCATTAATAACGTTAGCCCTGGTGTAGGTGTAATCGATATCACGAGGCATATCTGCCAGAGCAATCACCTGATCGCCGCTCCAGCATGTCATACCCCGGAAAATAGCCGCAAAATCCCGCAACACCGTATAAGCATCGTTGCGATTCTGAACATAGACGTTACATAAGTAGCGAGGCTCTGTACCGTTCCCGCCTTTGCCATCGGGTACGGGTTCATCACAATATCGTGCGACCTGATATAACGTCCATTTATCTATATTCTCAGAAGTAAGACGATTCCCCAGCCCAAAACGATCGCTAACAATCAGATCGTAAAAAATCCATGCTGGATTGTCCGTCCAGGCCCATTTAAATCTCCCCGTCCAGATACCGGAATATTGTCGGGTCTCCGGATCATAATTATCAGGAACGCGAATGATGCGGCCGCGAGGACTGCAGGAAATTTTTGGAATAGAGCCATTAAACTGACGAGAGTCGAATTCAACGTAAAGCAGAGCTGTATTTGGATAGCGAAGTTTCGCATCAAGCACCTCAGCATAGCTTTGTAACATCATGACATCGCCAGTTTTTGAAGTGTTTGCGTCTTCCGTAACCTTACGCAGGCGCAATACCCAACCCGTCGTCGCCCGAGGTAGATCAATACGGTGACAACGTTCATAGCCAGAAGTGGTCTTACCTTTTACTGCGCTCTTCAGAACCGTCTGCCAGACACCACCATCAGTCTGCAAATCAACGGCATAGCTGACGGCGTTCCCTATCAGATCGCCATTATCTTCCTGTTTGAGTAACGATGGCCATTTTAAACGCAAACGTACTGCCGAAATCTGTGTATTACTAAAAGAGCGGGACCAGGCCGTTTTGCTGGATACTTCTACTCCCACATTAATTTCATTTTCTGAACCGGGTATTCCCTGAATATAATTCTGCGCCTGAGTTCCCGGGCGAAACTCCCAGAAAACGCCGCTAAAATTTTGGGAGCCGTCGGGGTTTTCCAGCGGCGTGCCATCAAGGTAAATATCTTTAGCTGTAAGCGCACCGGCAAATTCACCTTCGCCCAGCGCAATGAGAATTTTTGCTTTCGCAACAGACTGTAAATCATCAGGCTGTTCCGTTGGGGTTCGCGGATTTGAACTCCCGCCCTTACGACCTTTAATGAGGTGCTGTGTCATAGATATTTGTCCATAAAAAAACCACCTGTAAGGTGGTCTGAAATAGGAGAAGCCGGATAATCTACTGCTGGTCTTCTACATAAATTCCAGCCGAAATAATTGCCCCGCCGATAAGACGTTTCCCATACAACAGCGGTACAGGATATCCCTGTGCGGTGGTATTCGTTACTCCGCCAAATGCATAAGAGGCTTTGTTTTCGGGTGACTGTTGACTAGCTAAGCCTGGAACCTGGGGAGAAAGCATCTGGAGTACACCGCCGAGGACCATTGAGGCCCCTAGCATTGCGGCACTTCCCCAACCGGAACCAGCAGCAATGGCGGCAAATATCCCCCCAGATCCCATAGTGGCTATTGAAGCGACCGCGATCAATGCTACACCTAATATCGTCTGTAATACGCCAGCTTTTTTACTGCCAATAACGACCGGGACAATTCGTATTAATTTATCATTAATTGGAAAAGGAATATCATCCTCTCCAATATTCCTCTTTCCTTTAAAAACAGCATAAGTTAACCCCATAGACTTGCTGTTATTCATAAATTTTTCAAATCCATTGATAGTGCAGCATAAAGCTCTTATTGCTTCAGATGCTGTTGCTACCATCCGACAATGATATTTGCCAAACTTCTTACCAAGAATACCACCCAATTCTATTCTGACCATATGTTCTTGCATACATACTCCATCAGCAGCAGACATTATGAATAAATCATAATTTTTATTCTGCCATCAATAATATCGCACACTGAACTGGCTCGAAAGCGACTCGAACCGCCTAATTTAAATTACACTCTTTCATTAATGAATTAAACATCAACCTTAGTATGTAGAGAATATCTTTCAGAAAGTATTATTATTCAATTCAGTATCATTGTTATGGAAGCGCAAAATCTTTACTGTTCTTTCTCGCCAGTAACCACCATAAGGTACCCGCTGGCTTAAATGACCATATAGGTGATGAAGTAGCATATTACCTTCAAGAAGAATACCTGCATGATTCCACTTATTCGCCTGTACCTGCATAATTACCATGTCGCCAGGCTGCGGTGGGCCATAAAACTCGCGAAAGCCGCATTCATACCAGCAATCACGATAGAAGTTATCCGGGTAGTTATCTTCCCACCAAGGATAATCAACTCTGTAATCCGCCAGATCAATTCCATGCTGCTGGCGAAAATAACTCATGACCAATCCCCAGCAATCATAATGTCCAAGCACAAACGGGCGTTCCAGTAGCGGTAATTCTCCTCGCGGAAAAATTGTACGGAGATCCCCTTCCGGCCAGCTAAAGATATGCCATGGTAATAACATTGCATCACACTGCGCCTTGTCCAACTCGCTTGGCTGCGTCGTCGCATCAGGATGACTATGGACAATTCCCGTAACAACACCCCAATTTTCTACCTGCACATAATCTTCAGGCGCAAGGAGAAAATGATCCAGGGGATTATCCGCAATATTACGACAGGGAAAGTAACGCTCCACCCGTCCCCGTTGCGCAATCACACCACAACACTCGTGAGGATACTCCTCCTGCGCATGCTTCTGAATGGCCATGATAACCTTCTGACGCATACTAGCTCCGAATTAAAGAGGTGCCGGGGAAACCACCAAAAGGCAGTTCGTTGTCCTCACCAAAACGTAATTTACAGGCTGACAACGTACCGCTACAAACATCGAGGGAGGGATCGCTAACAGGCACATTATTAATATCAAAATATCGTTGACCGATATAATCACATCCATCACCGGTACGATATCTATTTCTGATACACCAGGTACAGATAGAATGCAGCTGGCGCGTTGGGATCATAATCCCTTGCAAATCCATTGGGCTGGCAAGTGAAAACTCAATTGCTTCATTAGTCTCCTCACTTTTGGCATCAATGAAAAAAACTTTTCGTTTTTCCTGCGTGGGGTCGGCTGACGCATTACCTTCAGGGAAATTACGTGCATCGAGATATTTTGCCAACGTATCGTGGATAGTGACTTTTGCCTGAATCAGGTCATCGTAATACAAACACAGCGCGGTAATCGAAGCATCAATATTTGCCACCTTCAGAGATGGTTGCGCGTCACGACCGCTGGTAGTGGATTCTATCCCTTCAACAATGCAAGGCCACGGCATATATTCATTGCCTTGCCACCAAATAGATTTTGCAGGCAAACGTTTTTCATCCCCTCCTGCATCCAGGATTTCGGCTTCGCTATGCGCGATACTGTGTCCGTGGAAATATAAGACATCATCCATGCCAAATACGCTGCCATCAATTTCCAGTAAACGTATTTCATTTCCAGGTTCAAGTTTTTGGTAATCAGCTGTAATCATGGTGCATATGCCTGGTTAAATGTAGCGGTTACCGTCATTACCTGACTCGATAATGGCGAAATTTTTAGTGTGTCAGCGCTAACACGATAAAGCCCGGATTCCCCTACCGGTGAATTCCAGATAAACGACTTCGTTATATGGCGCCGTAAAAATTCTAGCACTTCTAATATCTCTTCTTTATCTCCGGTCAAGGTCACTGGCCAGCTTTGCTTTTCATAATGCAGGCCATCTCCTACGATCTGTTGATACCCATCGCCAAAACTGGCCTCTCGAACGGTATAATTAAAATCCCCCAGTAGACCCGCTTGTATTTGCGTTCGCCAGGTAAAGGTTTCTATTGCCATATCATCTCCGGGAATCAAAAAATTAACGTGCGTGGTTTGCATTCCAGATAAGGCCACCAGGCCTCAATTCATTTGCCACACCAGCGCGAACGGAACGGTCTATCGTCTGCTGCCAGGCGCGATTTAACGCGCCGTTATTATCGACCGCTTGCGGTTCGGAGCCTTGATTCTGAATAAGTACTGAGGTCTGAATGGTCAGTGGCCCTGCGCCAGAAGAACCCAGTCCCTGCATTGATGCCGTTCCTACATAGCCGCCGCCCGCATACCCCTGCGCACCGCGCATCATGGCGTAAAGGTTGCCAATCCCTATCGCCGAGGTCGCCTCTTTAGTAAAAACAAATTCGCCGCCATGAACAATCCCTCTCGGCTCATATTTACCCCCGTCTCCGGTATAGCCGCCATCGGAATGGCCCGTGAAAACTTTACCGATGGATGCTACCCAGCCAATGCCGGAATTCGACATCGCGTTAAAGGAAGCCTGCATGGCTTTTACCAACAATAATTGGCTGAGCATCTTCAGCGTCCCTTTCAGAAAGGTCATCAGGAAATCATTAAAACTCGCCTTTCCTGTGGTTATATATTCCACCAGTGAGTTCCCCATTGAGCTAAAAGCGTCTTTAGCTAAATCCTTAAGCTTGCCATGAACGTTTTCTCCATCTTTAAGGAATTTATCCCACGCCTCTTTAACTCCTTCCATTAAACCGCCGAGCCAATCGCCGCCCCTCCTTTTTTTCTTATCATCGTCAGGACGTTCTTCCATATTTTCGCCTTGCAGAAAAAATTTTGGCGTATTACCCACATCCTCTTTTGGATGGCTACCAATTCCTGCCAGTGAATCCCAGTAAGTTTTAGGGCCAGACGTTATATTGTAGGTCTCACCCTCAGATTTCTTCACCATATCCTGAAGTATGGATCCCATTCTGGCTGGAGGAAGAGGGAGCGTTTGCATTAGCCTCTTCAGGCTATCCGTATGCCTTTTCTGTATTTCTGTTGCAGCACGAAAAGTTTTATTCAGCTCTTCGCTTTTACGGTTGGCGACGGATGCTTTCTGTTGATACTTATCAAGAAGCTGGCTACTTTTTTCCAGCTCGCTGGTATTTACGCGCAGCGTTATATTGGTTTCACTCGCCATAGACTTTCTCCTGAGAGAATAAACCAACCACTCATCGGTTTACGTTGATTAATAATTTGAACATACTTCTGCTAAAAACCCAGGCTAGCTCTGTAGTTTATTCAGGATATTCAACGCCACCCGTTCCATTACCTGAATATCGTTTATTACGGTTACCTCATCAGCTATATCATAAACCCTCATGAGCCATGCGAGCACACTATAGTCCAGACCGATTAAGCCGCCTGGACTGGTTCGCCACTGCGTGCTGGCCGAGCGAAAGACCACAAATGCAGGCCAGATATCGGGCCAAACATTGATAACAGTATCGTCATAATCTTCGGCTGTCAGACCGAATGCGCTTAGCTCATCCGCTGATGGTTCAGGCGTATAGAATGCAGAGGCAACCGTAATCAGTTTTTTTCGCGATTCCCCGTCAGCTCTTGATAATAAGTAGCCATTATTGCCTTAACAGCCCCCGGATAATTATCTACCAGTACTCCCATATTTTCTCGCGTACAAGGTTCTGATAATCCCCAACCGTCGACGATCTCCAGTAAAAAATCACATACCGTTTTTTCGTCAATATCTTCTAACTCTGCCAATTCTTTTATAGGCCGATGCTTAAACGTAAAATTCAGCACTCCGTCTTCTTCACCCGCACGAGGAATAGCAACATCAGCTTTAAAAACAGGTTTAGGTTGTAATTTGAAGATAGCGCTCATATATACCCTTAAAAGAGGCTCCCGAAGGAGCCTGGTTGAATTTAATTTATGGTTCACAGATAAGAAGAACAATTATTCTTCCGACTTGTAGAAAGTAATATCCCGAGAGTGAATGGAAAACGCGACTTGTACGGTTTCAACGCTATTCACCGCCGTCATTGGTTGCGGATCAAACGACGGAACGCCGGACCAGTAGCGATACTCTTTTGCATTAGGCACAAACATGCGTAGTGGTAAAACTTGTCCATAACGATCTGCCATGCTCAATACATTATAGATAGGTAATGAAGCATCATGCGCTAATGTGAACGTTTGGTTTTTAGCGGCCTTAAAGGTTCCAATATTACGCTGGCGATCGTCGGCCAGAAACTGTACCTGTGCATACTGCTGCTCCCCCCCTGACAGCGCGACTTCAGTAATCTGTGGAATTTCAGTCCATTCAGTGATTTTTTGCAATTTCCCGCCACCGGCATGGGCAGGAAAGAAATTCCGGTCGCTAGAGTTGATGACCGAAATGGTCACGCTATTAGGGGTTTGCGCAGTAATTCTGGCGACTAAACCATCGATGGCACCCCAGCCCGAAGAAATAAGCACGACATCATCGACCCTAAGATTATGATTTTCAGTCACGGTAAAAACCGCACCTTCCGCATTCGATACCGTACTTACCACGACAGGATTACTCAAGCCGGAACCGACAAAAACAGTTGAGCCATTAGGCAGAGCAAAAGCCATAATAATATCTCCATTATCAATATTTGAATGTTTTAATATTCTTTTAAAAAGTGAATAATTTGTTTGGGCATGACTTATTGTTGTGTGCCATAGTGACTACACTTTTAAACTAAAGCCATTTCTCATAAATTATTCAGGTGTTCGCAGAGTAATTATTCGGCAATACACTTTCAGGGATACGTTTTAGCACTGGCTCATTTTCAAAGATTTTCATTCCATATTGGCCAATCCAGGTGGCATTTTGGTTGATGTTACCAGAAATAAAATCCATAACTTCCACCATTAATTCCTGGATCAAAGTAGCCGAATTATCGCGCCACCAGGTTTCGATAGCAGCAAGAAGAGGGTCGGAACCATTCGCAATAAACTGCTCACCGATACTATAATATTTCGTTCTGTTTTCGTCAGTAATACAATGCAATTTACTGATTTGTAAAACTTCCGCAACTGGCCCCAAGGTTTGAACGGTAAGCGTTGCGATTTTATTGCCTGTTTCCTCAGCAATACTAGATGAGTAAAACATTGAGAGAGTTAAATCATTAGATGCATACATATTTATTTTCTCCAGGCGTAGATTGTTGAATCAATGGTTAATAAAGAGATAAACTAAATAATTACTCGAGCCCTGAGCCAACCATAGATAAAGGATTCATTAGCATCGTTTCTTTCAGCCAACTCCAGATAATATTGCCCTTGACTACAGTTTAATGCTCGTAATAGTACCGTCTCACCTTCATTGCCTCTGCGAATAAGGTACTGGCTTAAGGCGTTAATCGTTCTGGGGCCGATAGCACCATCGACCACGAGGTCCGGATACAGCACTCCGCGATGATTAAAGGCATTTAGCCATCGCTGAAGCCACTTACCCGGCAGAATGGTGCCCATATTGACCCCGGCATCACACAGTTTTTCAGCAAGCGGGGTAGATATCTCAGCAACATGGTCGAACCGGGGCGCAATCCAGTAGTCCGCGTTGAGAATATCCAGCGCCTGCTGGCGCGGCAGTTTTTGCATAGGTCCATCATAACCATGCGCGCGGGCAGTGGCCTGAGTAATCCCCCAATTTGTTGGGCCACCTCGATCGTCCGGATGGTTTACATAGCCGCCCTCCTTATCCAAAATGGCGTTAAAAATCTCATCTTTATTCATACATCCCTCATTTATCGATTAAATGCGCGATATTCCCCCTGACGAGGAATACGGTAATAAGTATAAAAAAATTGACGCTGACGACTAACCAATGGGTCGATTCATACAGGCCAAAAAGATAGCGAAACGGTATGCTGGCATAGGTAAGTACCAGTAAATATGCCGTGTATGATATCCATGGCCGATGTCTTCGGTAGCACGCGCGGCGATAAAACATCAAGTTCAGAGTGATCAAAGCGCAGACAATTGCGTTAATCAGCGCCGGCAGTTCATTTTCCATTTGGCCGTTCACTATTGTTGCGAGTGAGTATTTTGTACAATTCGGTGAGATCTTGATTATTCAGAAATGTGAGTATCTTAATAATCAGCGCGGATAGCAGTACGGCGCCTAACGCGTCTAAAGACCGTTCACTGTATCCGGTCCAGATTGCCAGCTTCGTACCAATTAACCCGGCGCCCAATACGCCGACAATAAAGGAAGTCATAAAATAGGCAGCCAGTCTGAAACGTGAAATATTTACTGCGGTCGCCACATAAAACACGGCGCCAGCAAATGCGCCGAACACAACGCCATAATCAATACCTGCGATCAGGCCAAATAGACTCGCTGCCATTAATCCTCCAGTAACAATTGCCGACGTACCGGAAACAGGATCGGACATTCACCCTCCCTTCTTTCACTGACATTCCTGATGGTCATAACAAATGGCGAAGGAAAGCAGCATCATGCTAATGCTTTTACTTTGCCGTAACCTTTTTTCTTTTTTGCAAACCCAGCGCATAGATGGCCCTGTGACAGAGCCAGGTCCCAGGTTGCGCATAGTGGTGTGAAAATTCTTGCTGATAAACAATGGTGGCACGCGCAATTTGCCGTTTATATTCCTCAAGCTGCCAAAAAATATCCTGGGCAACAAAGTTAATGGGCAATGCGTCCTCGATACGCGCTGGCGTATGGTGCTTTCCCTTAGCCTGAATCTGAGCGCGAGAAGGCGTAGGCCGGTGGAGGCGTTCTGAACTGAGGGCTTGTGGATTTTGTAAATGCGAGCGCTGCGCACGGCGACGACCGGCAGCGGAACCATGAAACGCGGTTTTACGGGACATTGCGGTCTCCTTAATGAGCTTTGATGGTGCGTCAGCGATAAATCCTCTCCCGCTGGCTTCACCCCAAAGCGCATTGCGTTATGGTGCTGGCTTTTCAGCCACGTAGATTCATTTTCGAATCGTTGTATTTCACCGACGATAACGCGGTGTGTTTCAAGTCGATGAAGAAAGAATACCTCAGGGTTAATTAAAAATAAATACCTACGGGTATATTTTATGGTGAAATTAGAATAACCCTCTGAAAATATTCAAAATTTAGTTGCAAGCCAGGGTTTTGCCGGGAGGGAAACGACGCAGGCGGGCGATGCGCCAGATTGCCAGCATACTAAGGGCTGCTGGACATGATTTCTCGCATCCAGCGCAGGTAAACCCGGTGCTTAAAAAGCCTGCCGGGAAATTTTACCTGCTGGACTTGATACTTAAGGCTGGAACGGGAGGAGCGTTTGAACGCTAGTAAAGCGTTAAACAAACCGTTTAACGCTATGGCTGTAGATCACGCGGCCAATAATTTTCAGATACTGTTCATGGCTTTCGCCGATCGTCCAGTCGGCATATTTGCGGTTATCTGAATGCACAAGCAGGCCATCCGCCGTGAATTGAAGACGCTTCACCAACACCGCCCCTTTGAACGAAAAGACATAGATACCGTCACCTTCAAAGTAATCTTTTGAGACATCAACAAAGATGTAATCACCGGTCTCGATGGTGCCGGACATGCTATCGCCGGAAACCGTAATCACCTTGATATGCTCTGCGGGCCGGTTACCAAAAAGCCTCAGCGCGCCGGCAGTGTCATAGGTGATACTGTTGACCGTTTCATCAACCTCGCTTGAGACAATACATCCTGGTCCCGCGCTGGCCTGAGCGTCCAGAACCTCAATGACGTACTGCATCTGAGGTGTGTCTTCCACCGGTTCTCGTTCGATATCAATACTTCCGCTAATGCCGTCCATCCAGCCGCGGGGCAAATTGAAAGAAGATTCAATAAGATCGACCATCTCGTCAGCTATCCTTTTCTTTTGTTTCTTGCCTTCCGGGTAGAGCATCCTGGAAACGTAAGAAGGCTCCCGCCCAAGGGTTCGGGCTACATCAACAGCTTTACCGCCGCATAAATTATCACGGATATAGATCAAGCGCTGACGTCTGATTTCGTATTTATCCATCGTAATCTGTCTAACACCAGTTACCAGCAGGTATCTAAAATATAGCAA